TAATACTTCTGATTACTTAGAGATTAAAATATTTGATTATATTGGTGGTAGTTTTGAACTTGGTCCGCCAGTTCAAACAAAAACAATGCAGCAACGACAAAAAGCAAATAAAGTTAGTCCAACTCATTATATTATTTTACCAATACCACAGAATATTAGTGATACAAACTCAGTAACTTGGGGAGATGATACTATTAATCCTATTGAAGGTGCATTAATAGCATTGGGTGAATCTGGTATTAAGGAAGGACCATCAGCCGCTTTTACCAAAGCAGTTAACAATTTAAAAAATTTACCAAATATTACTACCGATCAAAAAAATGCTTTAAGCGCATATGTTACTGCCAGAGCAGTTAATGTGCTTGGCACTAACGTTAGTCCAGAATCTTTAATATCAAGAGCAACTGGCCAAGTTTTAAATTCAAACTTAGAATTGCTTTTTCAAGGTGTTAATTTAAGATCTTTCCCATTTATATTTGACCTTGCTCCTAGATCTAGACAGGAAGCAGAAGAAATCAAAGGTATAATTAAAGTTTTAAAGCAAACAATGTCTGCCAGAAATGGTGGTGCAGGAACGGGCAGTAATACAAATGCTGGTCTTTTTATTAGTGCTCCAAGCGTTTATCAACTGACTTATAAAACAGGACCTGCAAAACATAGTTTTTTAAATACATTCAAACCTTGTGCATTAACTGACATTTCTGTAAATTATACAGCATCAGGAACTTATGCAACATATGAAGATGGAGCACCAGTTCATTTGCAAATGTCTTTAACGTTTAAAGAAATTAATCCTGTTTACAGTGAAGATTATGATCAACCAGAAGCAATGGATGGAGTAGGTTACTAAAATGCCATATTTCAGAGAACTACCAGATTTAGAATATCAGTCTCCACTCCCTCATAAAAACTCTTCACAAGATTATGTAAGGGTTAAAAATTTATTTCGTAGAGTTAAACTTTTAGACTGGTTACAAGATAAAGCAACTCTGTTTAATAAATTTCAAATTCAAGAAGGTGGTAGACCAGATACTGTTGCTCAATTAGTTTATGGTCAAGCAGATTATGATTGGGTTGTTCTGTTAACTGCTGGAATTATAAACGTTAGAGATCAGTGGCCACTATCAAATCGTGATCTATATGTTTATGCAGAAAACAAATATACTACTCAAAATTTAAATGCGATTCATCATTATGAAACAATAGAAGTTAAAGATCAAAAAGGTAGACTCATTCTACCAAAAGGACAAAAAGTTGACTCTAATTTTAAAATAACCGTTTCTTCTGGATCAACTTATATTGGTGTTGGTGCTTATGATAATCAAGTTTTTACACCAGACTCTACTGGAGAAATAAATCCAGTTATAGGAGTCACAAATTATGAATATGAAATAAATTTGAATGAAGATAAAAGAGAAATTTATATTTTAAAATCTGGATATTTACAACAATTCTTAAATGATATGAGAGTGATTATGCATTATGATAGAAGTTCTCAGTATGTTGACAAGAAACTAATCCGCACTGAGAACACTCGTCTCATCGGTCCATAAGAGTTTTAGATTCTTATCAAACATCATCACATATCGGTGCTTGCGGGAGCGTTCTCTCCACTCTCCTGCAGCACCTTTCATTTTACCTCTTGAATGTTTGGTGCCGTCTGCATAATAGAAATCTTTTTTTGCATCTGTAAGACCACAATACTTAAAGTTACAAGCGCGATAGATTGTGCCAGTATGAAAATCGTTATCAGCGTAAGAGATGATTGCTTTAACTTCTGTATCCTTTCGTAACTGTTTAATCGCTCTTGAAACGAACCAAGAAGTGATATTATACTCTCCCTGTTGGGTGTCAGGGTGTATGCAAAGTCGTGAAAGTTCAAAGAGTCCTTCTTGTTCATTTCTTGCTAGTCCAAATGCTCCTTGTGCTACTTCTGGAACTGGAAGTCCAGTAAAAATACAAACGCCGACTGGTCCTCCAATATTCAAGGGAGAAAAGTCATTCTTTCGGAACAAACCATAGTTATATCCTGATTTGTAACCTTTTGAAAAATCTTTTAGATAATGATAGGTCAGTAGAAGTTCTTTCGCATCCTTCTTAGAAATCCTATCAATATAGTAATCAGATTTCATAAAAAAAGAGGGGAGGTCCACTCCCCTCATTATAGCACCTGATCAGTCTTCTGCCAAGCGGGCGAAGTAACTGAGTGCATCATCGTCCTCATCTTCCTCAACCACAGGAGTAGAAACTCGGCGGGTGGGTTGAAGGTTGTTGAGTTCACTGCGAAGATCGTCATCAAGATCCTTGACAGAACCGCGAGTGTTATCTTCTTCATCAAGATCTTCAGGATCCTGATAACGAGGAGTGCCCTTGTTACCAACAACATAGTCTAGACGCTTTTTCAGTTCATCATAAGTCTTGAACTGATCAGCAGCAACAAGTTCAGCAAGAGAATATTGCTTCTTCCAGATTGCTTCCATTGCATCATCATCGTCTAGTAGAGTAGAAGCAGCGGCAAACTCACTGGAATCATAGTTACGATAACCAGCAACGTTCTTTGCTTTCAGTTTGAAATTAGCACCCTGCCAAAAATCAAACGGATCAATTGCTTCCTCATCTTCAAACTCAGGTTGCATTGCAGCGGTGAGTTTGTCAAAGATCTTCTTACCATACTTAAACAAGAAGACTTTACCTTCGTTGGAGGGATTAGCAGGATCTTTCACAACGTAGATGTTAGAAATGTAAGTCAGTTTACGCTTCTGCTTACGTGCCAGTTCCTTACCAGCATCGGTTCCGTTGTTCCACAGTTCGGAGTTCAGTTCCGAAACTGGATCCTTCTGACCCAGAGTAGTTAGAGAGTTCTCAATATACCAACCACCAGGACCTTGGAATGCGTGACTGTAAAGTTTCACGAATGGCAGGTCCTCACCATTCGGAGCAGGCAGGAAACGGATAACGGCATAACCATTGCCACTCTTATCACATTCCAGTTTCCAGAGACGGTCATCAGAAGAACCGCCACCTGCATTATTCATTTTTTCAACTTCTTTAACCAGTTTGGCAGTAAGATTGCCAAGTTTAGATTGCTTTTTAAGGTCGGAAAACGACATTTGGATTACCTCGGATTAATTGGATTCGGGGGATTACTCGGATAGTATAACAGGGATTTCCTCAGCGGTCAATATATTGCTTGAGGGATTCGATTGTTTTGTTCATACTACTGAATAAAACTTGCAGATCAGTTTCTGGTGGAAAACCCATCAGGGCAACTGATTTGCGTAGATTCTCTTTCATTTCGACCGCTGTTGGGTCGTCTGAAAGGGATAACCTAGTATACATCACTCTCTGCTTTTCTAGCAAGAGCTCCAGTTTTTCAATATGTTCCAGTTTTGTTTCACGGTCCATCATACCAAAAGTGAGAATACTTCCGTAAATCTCCTCTTGCAACTTGTTGATTTCTTTCAGTTCTTCTTGAATAATATCGGAGTCAAAAAAGTTACTCATCTATGATTTCCCGTAAAATCTTTTTAAAAGAGAACACATCAATATTTAGGAATGGCATATATTTTTTTAATTTCAAACTTACGGTTTCCCACACAGGATCATCAAGTTTCTTATCAAAAGTTTTTGAGAAACCAAATATTTTTTCGTATATTGTGAAAGTTTCTAGCGACAATTGCCCGCTTAGAAACTTTTTGAGAACTTTCGGATGTCCTTTGGAACAGTTGAAAACATCCTGTAATTCGTTCTCCGAGAACAATTCGTTGCTTTGTTCTTTGAACAAGTAAGTCAAACTCTGTTGTCTCCGCATCCATTCTGCGTAAGTTCTTTCGCCAGAATTGATAATTTCTCCAATCCATAAGTTACTAGGGGAATCTGATGCTACAAAGTTTGATACTAAAAAATCTACGACTTCTTTATCAGAATACTTGCGTGAAGTCTTTTCGAACCAGTATTTATCACGCCTTTTGTTAAAGGATGTAATACTGGCGCGAGTTTTCGCGCCATATTTAAAGAAGTCGTATTTTGGATTTGTGAAATGATTTTTGAGTGACAAATAATGTTGATAAGTTTCAAATGGAGTCACAATCATAAAGGCAATTTTGCTCTCGAAGTTCTCTTCATAAAGTTAAGACGAGTTGCGTCCCACTTTAACTTTTCTTTTAGTGGTTTTGAAATAAGTTTCGTAACCGATTCTACCTCAAGTGAATTGATTTCACAATAGTGGCAGATTGCATCAATATAATTAAAACCTTCTAATGCAACAATGTTCTCAATTTCAAGAGCAAATTTAGAAGGTGTTAAAAACTTATTTTCTATTGCCTGTTCTAGTTCTTTATTTGGTTCCATAGAGTTCCAGTTTATCTCTAACAAACTTTCTAATGTATTCTGTGAGAAGTTTGATGTACTTTGATTTGTCTCTTTCTTCATAAACGACGCATTCTCCATTTTCGCAAGCCATAATGATTACAAGTTTTTTAACTGAAATACCAGTCAGTTCGTAAAGCATACATCCATATGCCATACATTGAACAAAATAATGTTCGATCCACTCTCGTGGTTTTGGTTTTTTAGAAGTTTTAAAGTCAATTATTGCTAACTCGCCGTCATATTCAGCGATACAATCAACTGTCCCAGCAATACCTAATTGCTTACTATATAGGGACCCTTCTAGGGCGTAAATATTATTTATACGGTTCAGGTCTGTTTTTGCAATTTTAAAAAGAAAATCTGAGATTGGTTGAACTTCTGGAAGACTTTCATTTTTAAGATGATGTTCTACTAGAAGGTGCATATCAGTTCCACGACTTGTTGCCGCTTTTGTAACACGCTCTGCTTCTTCTTCTCCAACTTTTTTGCGCCAGTTAATAAAAATTTCTTTATTAAAATGACTGGTCACCGAAGTGATGGAGACCAGTCGGAGGAGTTCTTCTTCTGTGGGTACTTTGTAGTACCTTACACCATCAATTGTTTCACGCTCCAACTGAGGGAGATCAATATCAATGTGATTAAACATTAAAAACCAGCATCCATTTTTGCAAGAATGTATTCTTTGACAAGTCCAGAACGAACAATATCATCTACACCAAATTCAATTATATCAAATGAAGGCATTTTACGCAACACTGACATAAAGTCTATGATACCATTGCGCTCATTTGTTTTTTGTAAATCAGACTGAGAAGCATCTCCACAGAAACAAATTTTAGTATTTTCACCAACACGAGTAATAATTGAATCTAGTTCGTGAAAGTTTAAATTCTGAAATTCATCTACAATAATAATTGAATTATCAAGAGTAGTTCCACGAAGGAATGAGGTGCTCCAAAACTTGATAGTTTCTTGTGACTTTAAGTTACCATAAAGCATTTCAAAGTCTGCATCAGAAGGCATTTGGAACATATACTTCACCATATTCTTATAAGGAATCTGGTAAATATCTGCTTTGTCCTCATGAGATCCAGGAAGAAATCCAATCTCACGAGTTGCTACAAGAGAACGAACCAAATAGATTCTTTCATAAGGAGATTGTTCATCCAGAACATCTTGAAGGGCATTATAAAGAGTAATAAAGGTTTTACCAGTTCCAGCACAACCGTAAGCAACTAGATGCTTACCCTCAGTATAAGAATCAAAAAGTCTTTTTTGATTATTTGTAAGAGGTTCAATATCAATTAAGTAATCAGAACTCAGAGGCTTTCTCCTCTTCATTTGTTTTGCGGTCAAACCAACTCCGATTGGTTGATCAGTGTTGCCTCTTTTTCTTCTTGCCATATTAGATCTTTTTTACTTTTGAACCAGGTGCTTTTGATGCTTTATGTAAAATGTCATTCCAACCAGGATTTCTTGCAACGAGTTTATCCTTCCATTCACCAACTTCTCCTGCACTAGGGCAAGTTGATGGGTCGGACCAATCACGAGTCCAGTCTGGATTATCATTTTTCCACTGGTCCCAGTCGTGGATACTCATTTCCACTTCTTTCTGTTCACCAGTTTTTGTATTCACTACGGGGTACGTTGGCATTGTTATAATTTCAAGATATTTTATTTAGATCCATTCAAGAGCTTCTGCAACTGTTGGGAATTGTTCGGAAAACACATTCTTACATTCCAGAGCAATGTCCATATGTTCTTTCTGAGTTCCGTTTGCAGAACGAAGATTGATATAATGTATCCATGACCTGCAAGAACCGGTCATATAGATACGTGTGGGCGTTGCTAAGGGCAATACAAACCTTGCACACTCCTTTGCCACTCCGTGAGAGAGAAGTTCCTTGTAGAGGCGCATACCTTCCGCAAAATGCTCTTGAATTTTGCTTTGAAGTGTTAGTTTTTCATAATCTCCAATATCATCAATCGAATTTTGTCGATTCTTTGTATCCTGACGACGAAGATCTGGAACTGGAATGTAATCTGCTAGAAGAGATGAATCTGCATAGCGTTGCGAAAATTCCTGATATGTAAATGATCTATGACGCAAAATTTGAGCTGCTATACCACGATTTGTTTCAATTTCCAGCGTCATAAATGCCTGCTCAAAAACAGACCAATGATTATGCTTAATACAATAACGCAGTAACCCTGCATAGTTCTCATTGTCTTGGTTAC